AGGTAATTGGGAAAAGATTATGGCGCAGGGTAGCCAGCAAAGTTTAAAAGACGAATGGCTTACCATACTGTTTAGCATTCCGCTTATACTTGCTTTTATCCCCGGAGCCGAGGGCGTAGTGGCTCGTGGGTTTGAACAATTGGAGGCAATGCCACAGTGGTATCAGTATAGTTTGGGAGTTATTGTAGCCGCTAGTTTTGGAGTGCGGAGTGCAACAAAGTTTTTTGGAAAACGATGAAAAAGAAAATACACGTAAATCAGCACGTTATTCGTAAAAACCACAAAACAGGCGAAAGAAACCCTTGTCTTACAGTTAAGACATATAAAAACAACACCTACGCAAATACAGTAGAAATTAAAGGAGCATCTAAAGTTATATACAGCCCCGATAAACCCTTGCCGTGTGGGGCTAAAGTATGGATAGAAACTGATGCAGAAGTTATAGCATTATGAGTGGACAAATATTTGGGAGAAAATAATGGCAAAATTTAGTCTTAGTGCAAGAAGTTTAGACCGCTTGCGAGGAGTTAATCCTAGGTTGCAAGCGGTGGTTAGGCGAGCAATCACTATAACTAAGATAGACTTTGGGGTAATAGAAGGCGTAAGAACCCTTGAAAGACAACAGGAGTTATTTGATAGCAAAGCCAGCCAAACAATGAAAAGCAAACACCTTGCTGATGAAGATGGTTATGGCAACGCGGTAGACCTAATGGCTTACGTTAACGGACGTGGTTGTTGGGAACTAACTGTATACGATGATATTGCGGATGCTATGAAAGAAGCCGCACAAGAAGCCGAGGTTAGTGTTCGGTGGGGGTGTGCTTGGCATATAAACAACATTTGTGACTGGGACAGTACAATGGAAGCCGCTATGAATGCCTACATTGACTTCAAACGGATATCTGGTAAACGCCCGTTTTTAGACGGACCACACTTTGAATTGACATAAAAAACCATGGATGATCTTTACTTTTACAACAATTTGATTAAGAATATACGCGAACGGCAAAAATCATTGGAAGAAAGTTTGTGTTTTGGCTCTGTTCCCGATTTTACCGCCTTCAAGGAGTTGCGAGGTAGACTCGCAGAACTTGCTATAACTGAACAGGTTTTAAAAGACCTGCTGAAAAAGGTATCAGATGAATAAAATTTTAGTACCCGAACATGTAGCAGAGGAAGAGCAACAGAAACAAGAAACATTAGACAAAGCCTATGTAAAAAAAGAGGATCTTTACTTAGACCCAAGTAAACTTCCTGCCTCTACAATAGATCGTATGCCGCAACCCACTGGATGGAGAATACTAATTTTGCCTTATCAGGGCAGAAAAATGAGTGACGGTGGGATTTTAATGCCAGACCAAGCCCGCGAACGTGAATCTATAGCCACCGTATGTGGTTATGTTTTACGGGTAGGGTCGCTTGCTTATAAAGACGGCAATAAATTTGATTGGAAACCGTGGTGTAAAGAAGGCGACTGGGTGATTTTTGGTCGGTATGCCGGTAGTCGGTTTAAAATCGAAGGTGGTGAGGTACGGTTGCTAAATGATGATGAAATACTGGCAACCATTTCTTCGCCTGAGGATATTTTACACATTTAACCCATGGAGCTAACCATGCAAGAACCCACAACACAGGACACTGAAAATGAAAACCAAACTGTTGAAGTTGATCTCGAACAATCCGCTGACAAAACTCTGGAACAATCTTCTAAGCAAACTGAAACACAGCCCGATGCAGGAGACAGCACCTCCGGAGCCGAAAAAAGCACCACGAGTGCCACGCAAGCGGGGGATGAGGAACTTGAAAACCACAGCGAGAAAGTCCAGAAAAGGATAGCAAAATTAACAGGTAGGATGCGGGAAGCCGAAAGGCGTGAAAAAGCCGCTATTGAGTACGCACAATCTGTGCAGAAACAACTTGATGAAAGCAAACAAAAAACCACTTCTTTAGATAGTTCTTTTGTAAATGAGTTTGAAAACAGAGTTACTTTACAAAACGAAATGTTACAAACCCAGTTAAAAGAGGCTATAGACCGTGGCGATGTAGATAAACAAGTTGAGGTGCAAAAACAATTAGCCACCGTAGCGCATGAAAATGAAAGATTAAAATACGTTAAGCAACAAAGAGAGCAACAACAAAAACAAGCAGAGGCTGTTGCTCAACAACCGCAACAACCGCAACAAGTACCGCAACGTAGCCCCGACCCTAAAGCTAAAAATTGGGCAGAGCAAAACGAATGGTTTGGTCAAGACGAGCCGATGACTCTCACCGCTTTTAGCATACACAAAAAAATGATTGAAGAAGAAGGGTGGGATGGCGCAACCGATGAGTACTATGCCGAACTAGATAAAAGAATACGAAGGGAGTTTCCGCACAAGTTTAACCAAGAAAACTCGAGTGCTAGAAACACCCCCGCAGTAGCTTCGGCTACAAGAACAACAACAAAAGGGAAGAAATCGGTAAAATTATCGGCTTCTCAAGTTGCCATAGCCAAGAAACTTGGTGTATCGTTAGAAGACTACGCGAAGCAAGTTGCTCGCCTAAACTCGTGAAGGAAGATCCAAAATGACTGATCGCAACCCACGCACCACTCAAACAAGAGCAAAACAAGATCGCCGCAAACCGTGGCAACCCCCGTCCTCTTTGGACGCACCTCCTCCACCGGAAGGTTTTACTCATCGCTGGATTAGAGAATCCGTTATGGGCTTCGATGACAAGAAAAACCTTTCTGCTAGGCTACGCGAAGGCTTTGAATTAGTTCGTGCTGAGGAATACCCAAACTTTGAAGCCCCCACTATTCAGGATGGTAAACATGCTGGAGTAATAGGGGTGGGTGGGTTAGTACTCGCTAGATTTCCTATTGAATCAAAAGACGAGCGCGATCTTTACTATCGTCAAAAGACACAAGATCAAATGGACGCCGTTGACAATGATTTAATGAGGGAACAACATCCGTCTATGCCTATTAGTAAACCTGATAGGCAATCTCGTGTAACTTTTGGAGGTAAACGCCCCGATGGGTCAACCTCTGAATAATTTATAAGGAACTGAGTTATGGCAAATACTGATGCCGCTTTTGGGCTACGCCCACATAACAGACTAGGTTCCAATGCAAACTCGTCAGGCACTACTGCCTACAAGGTTCAAATAGCTGGTGTTGCTGGTTCTTCCAGTGCAATTTATCAGGGAGATATGGTAATACCGCTAACAAATGGTCTTGTAGACGTAAGTGCGGCAGACGGAGGAAGTGTTGCGATCTTGGGTGTTATGAATGGTTGCCAATATACCAACCTTAACGGTGAAGTTGTTTTCGCGAATAATTATCCCGGAACAGCCTCGTTAAAGTCGGGTACAGAAGCAACTGTTTTTGTATACGACGACCCATTTGCAGTTTTTGAAATAAACTGCGATGCGTCACTCACTAACCTAGCCACAGCTACAGCGTTGATTCATAGTAACGCCGAGGGTGCTACTTTTGGCTCTCAAGTTGGATCAACTGGTATTTCAGCCGGTGAACTTGCTGTTTCCACTGCTGGAGCTACCACTGCAACAGATAATTTTAGGATTGTTGGATTTAAAGACGTCCCTGGAATTGATTACGCAAGTGCTGGAGTTGTAGCATTGGTTAAGTTGAACCTTTCTTTCCACCTAGCTACTACTGGCTTATAAACTTAAGGAGAATAGATTATGGCTATATCACGTGGTCAACTCCTCAAAGAACTTGAGCCGGGACTTAACGCTCTGTTCGGAATGGAGTACGACAGGTATGACAATGAGCATGCCGAAATTTATGAAACTGAGGCTTCAGACCGTGCGTTTGAAGAGGAAGTTATGTTATCGGGCTTTGGTCAAGCACCTGTAAAGGGTGAGGGATCAGCTGTTAGTTACGACACAGCTAACGAAGCCTACACCGCTCGTTACACACACGAGACTATTGCACTAGCTTTTGCGATTACCGAAGAAGCCGTGGAGGATAACCTTTACGACCGTCTTTCTAGTCGTTATACTCGTGCGTTAGCTCGCTCAATGGCTAACACCAAACAGGTGAAAGCGGCGGCTGTTTTGAATAACGCTTTTGATAGTGGCTTCACTTTTGGTGATGGAAAAGAGCTTTGTGCTACTGACCACCCAACAGTGGGCGGGGGAAATTTCAAAAATGAGCTGACTGTATCAGCTGATTTGAATGAAACTTCCTTGGAGCAATCTCTTATAGATATTGCCGCATTTATCGACGAGCGTGGATTGAAAATTGCTTTGCAAGGCAGGAAACTCATTATCCCTTCTGCTCTACAGTTTGTGGCTGAAAGATTGATGGCTTCAACCCTAAGAACAGGAACATCGGATAACGATATCAATGCTGTGCGAAACATGGGTATGTTGCCCGATGGGTATGTGGTTAACCACTTCCTAACGGATACCGATGCTTTTTTCATTAAAACAGACGCTCCAAACGGCTTTAAACATTTTGAACGTGCCGCTATTAAGACTTCTATGGAAGGCGATTTTGACACTGGAAACGTTCGTTATAAAGCTCGCGAGCGATACAGCTTTGGTGTTTCAGACCCACGTTGTGTGTTTGGATCTCCAGGGGCATAACCCGTTTTTTAAAAACGCGATAAAGGGAGGCTTGTGTCTCCCTTTATTTTTGGGTAAAGTGTTAACTCCCTGACAACCACACTGTGTGGTTGACACTTGCCAAGACAGGAGAAAATAAATGGCTAATTCAACATTCAGTGGACCAGTCCGGTCCGAAAATGGATTCAAAGTAATATCAAAAAACGCCTCTACTGGGGCTATCACCGATGTGGCTTCTATTGCCTCTACAGGTATTGTTACCAACAAGTACGTTAAACACGTGGGTTTTGCTACAGGCGTAACCGTAAACACCACAGCGGGCGATAGTCCATCTATTGGTGAGTTTACGCAACCAGCAAACACCGTTATTACCGACATAAAAATATTTTGCGTAACCGCACCTGTTATTGGTACCGGCGACATTGGTTACGAAGTAGGAACAAGTAGCTCTGGAGCACAGATTGTTGCCGCAATTACCGATGAAATTTTAGACGGTGGCACCACGGTTGTAGTTGGCAATGTAACTACCACTACCTTAGTAACTCAAACTCAAAGTGCTACTACCGCTCCAGCCTCTGTACAGTACACCAGTGCAGAAAGAACTATTTATTGCAACATTACTAATACTGTAGATGCTACTACCGCCGGATCGTTTACTTTTGTAATCGAATACGTACAAGTAGCGTAAGGGGGTCGATATGGCTGATGCCGTTACAAGTCAAACTATTCAGGATGGCGACAGAACAGCAGTAATGAAGTTTACAAATGTTTCTGACGGTTCTGGAGAAAGTGCAGTAGCTAAAGTAGACGTAAGTGCTTTACAAACTAGCTCGTATAACCAAACATGTACGGGCGTAGCCATTGAGCGCATCTGGTGGCAGTGCATAGGTATGCGAGTGCAAATGCTGTGGGATGCTACTTCCAATGTTATTTGCCTAGAGTTAGGAGAAAACCAAAGTGGAGACAGTGATTTTTCTACTTTTGGTGGTTTAACAAATAACTCGGGAAGCGGTAAAACAGGTGATCTTTTGTTTACCACGGTAGGACACACTAGCGGCGATAGCTACAGCATAGTTTTACAGCTAAATAAGAGCTTTACTTAATACATGGCTACCACAGAAAATGTGAAAAGAACCCCCTCGGGAAGGTTAACCTACCGAGGGGAAACTTTTAGTGGTTACAACAAGCCTAAACGCACTCCTAATGCTAAGAAAAAATCAGCAGTGTTGGCTAAAAAAGGTACTCAGGTAAAACTGGTGCGGTTTGGCGATCCTAATATGACTATTAAAAAAGACCAACCGGGACGTAGAAAAAGTTTTAGAGCACGACACAGTTGCGATACTGCTAAAGATAAGTTTTCTGCTCGTTATTGGTCTTGTAAGGCATGGTGATGTAATGGCTATGAACCGTGGGTCGATAAAAACACTCATTGAAAAAGCCCCGTCTAAAAAACGTAAGAAAACCAAGAAAACCAAAAAAATCCCTGAAAAGTATTTAGCTGGATTATCTGCCGCAGAAAAAGCTAAAAGAAAAAAGGAGATTTTAAAGAACGCAAAAAAATCTTCCAAAGATCCTTCTGCGTATGCTTTTGCTACGGATCGTACCCCTTCGGGTAAACTTAGAAAAACCAAAACATCTAAACACACCAAAGCCTACCGAAAAATGTATGGCTAAAACAAGGAGCACTTGATGGCGTTAAGCGAAAAAGTAACAAAAGCCCTTGCAAAAAAAGCTGAGGCGGCTCGTAAAAAAGGTAAAAAGGTAACTACGGGTCAACTTAAGCGGGTTTATAAAAAAGGACTTGCGGCGTACCGCACGGGGCACCGTCCTGGAACTACCCCTAACCAATGGGCTATGGCGAGAGTAAACAGTGTGTTAACCGGTGGTAAAGCCGCCAAAGTAGATGCACATATTTTTGGAAAAGGTAAAAAACCAGCCACTAAAAAGAAAAAGGACACAGCTTAATGCCGTACTTAACGAGTAACATACCTCACTTTAATTGTTGGGTACGCAAAGAATTTACGCATAACCACGAGCAGTATCATGGGGAGTTTTTACACGCTATAGCGTTTGCCGTAAACACTATACCCGACCGGTGCTTGAGTTTTCAGGTGGTGTTTACGGGGTGTGAAACAGATTTAGACGATAGCTTAGAAAACGTGCATGGCGGGGCAATGTGGGCAAGACTGCCCATAACCGCATTAGTAGCCGATACCCCCCTAGAACAGATGCCCGACCGTATGGTTACGCACCTTGTTCAGCCGTGGGATTGCAGTTCGCACTACCATTCTATTGTAAAATTTGATAGAGTGAGCTCAAGCCCGTGGATTTGCAAAATCGATGGAGAGTTTTATACTGGTCGATACATGTTTACGGTGGATTACACGGAGTCGCAAATATCGGATGACCCCGCTCAGCATAAACAAAGTCATGTTCTACAGCTAACCGACGCTGGAGAGTGGACAGGCAACATTGTAGCGTTGCCAAACAACAGGGTAAGGGCGACCTCCCCTGCAATGTGGGAAACTGGCGAAGGACCACCTGATTTTAAACCTAGCCAGTGGTTAATGAACGCCGAAAGTGATGACAGTTATATGGATCCTTCGGTTACTTTTAATAACTTATATGCAGAGGAAAAATCAAATGGCAGGAAAAAGAAGCAAAAACGGTAGCCGCATGAAAGCAATGGGCGGGGGCATGAAAAGTAAAAACGGCACCCGCATGAAGGCAATGGGTGGCGGCGCAATGATGAAAAAGAAAAACTATGCCAAAGGCGGTAGAGTAAAACTAGTTGAGGGATCACCTCGACCAACTCCAGCAACTCCAGCAACTCGTCCAGCAACTCCAGCAACTCGGAAGAAGAACAAAGTCGACGAGGCTATGAAAAAAAGAGAAAAAGCAATGGGCGGTGGTGCCATGAAAAAGAAAAACTACGCCAAGGGTGGACCAGCCAGAACTAAGATGGCTAATGGCGGTAAAATGGTTAAAGGACCATATAGTTAAAGATGGCTACCTCGGACTCTAAAGATTTTTCCCCCGACATTGCCGAATACGTCGAAGAGGCTTTCGAGCGTTGTGGCTTAGAAGTACGCACGGGGTACGATTTGCGGTCGGCAAGGCGGTCGTTAAATCTGTTGTTCGCCGATTGGGCTAACCGTGGATTAAACCGTTGGACTATTGAGCAAAAAACTTTGAGTCTAGCTCAGGGCGTATCTGTATACCCCTTGGGCG